ACTCGTCAAAAGTCATTAAGTACACTACTCAACTACAGACCCAACCCCTACCAATCGGCACAAGATTTTCGCAAGAACATATTTACTGACTTTTTGCTAGAGGGTAATGTGTTCGTACACTACGACGGTACATTTCTCTACCACCTGCCCGCTAGCAAGGTAGAAATACTCACCGATGAAAAAACGTTTATTCGTGGCTACCGATACAACGGATTGGTAGACTTCAAGGAATCGGAGGTATTCTCGCTTAAAGATTTAAGTTCGGAGAGTATCTACCGTGGTTCGAGCAGGCTGGAAAGTGCACAGCGTTCGGTTCGTACACTCTACAACATGGAACAGTTTCAGGATGCATTTTTTGAAAACGGTGCTGTGTTTGGTATGGTTCTAACTACTGAAAATACATTATCGACCATAGCCAAAGAGCGCACAATTCAGTACTGGCAGCAAAAGTACAATCCTAAAGTAGGTGGTCGTCGTCCGGTTATCCTGGATTCGGGATTGAAGCCGCAAAAGATTACGGACACCAGTTTTAAAGAGATGGACTTTGATCAATCGATCAAAACTCATCAGGAAAAAATCCTGCAAGCACTAGGCGTTCCGCCTATCCTGCTCATGGGCGGCAACAATGCCAACATTGCTCCTAACTTGCGCTTATTCTACCTAGAAACTGTGATGCCTATTGCCAAGTCGTGGGTAAGTGCCGTAGAACGGTACTTTGGCTACGATGTGGAGGCAATCACACAAACGGTATCGGCCCTACAACCAGACATTAAAGATATTGCCAGCTACCACGCTACACTGGTTAACGGCGGTATTATAACACCAAATGAAGCTCGCCAAGAGCTCCGGTATGACAAACTGGACGGAGCCGACGAGATCAGAATTCCAGCTAATATTGCTGGTAGTGCAGCAAATCCATCTCAAGGGGGTAGGCCCCCGGGTGGAAATGAATAGAGGAAATTATGGTAGACAAAAATAAGATCCTGTACTTTAACAGTGTCTTTACTAAAGCTGAGCCGCTACCAGCAGAACCAGACGTAATTGAGATTAGTGGATATGCATCAACTGTGGATGTTGACAGACACGGCGATGTAATCCCTACCTCAGTTTGGGAAAAAGGCTTAGAGAACTACATAAAAAATCCTGTTATCCTAGCATTTCATGACCATACTCAACCAGTTGGTCGTATGACTGAGCACAAAGTAGATGCAAAAGGATTGTGGATTAAAGCTAGGATCTCAAAAGCTGCTGAAAAAGTATACCAGCTTATAAAAGACGAAGTTTTAACAGCATTTTCAGTTGGATTTAGAATTAAAGATGCGGAATATAATAGTGCCGCAGAAGTTTTCCTAGTCAAAGACTTAGAATTACATGAAATTTCGGTAGTTTCGGTACCAGCAAATCAAAACACACTTTTTAATCTTTCAAAATCGTTTAACTCCGTTACGGAGTATCGTGAATTTATAGAGCAATTTGCACCCCAAAGCGAGTCAGCTAAAGGGCTAGACACCACTAGGCAAGCAAAGAGCACAACCAAAGAGGAATTGGACATGACTCCAGAAGAATTAAAGCAATTACTAGCCCAAACAGCTCAAGACGCTGCACAGCAAGCTGCTAAGGCTATCAAAGAAGAACAAGCTCGTGTAGAAGCTGAGAAAGCTGCTCGTGAACAAGCAGAAGCTGAGCTACAAGCACGTATTAAAGCAGCTGTTGCTGCTGTAACTCCTACTGAAACTGGTGCAGAAAAGCTACTAGCCGAAGTAGAGAAGCGCTTCCAAGAGCAAGCAGAAAGCACCAAGAGTGTTATCAGTGGCCTAGAAGCTGCCCTAAAAGAAAAAGCACAAGAACTAGAAGCTATTCAGAAAAGCAAGATGCAGTTTGTTGATGGCAAGTCCAGCGACATGAGCTATGCTGACAAAGAAAAAGCAGTTCTACTAGCAAAAATGGCTGGTAAGAGTGTTGACAGCACACGTCTTGGCAAACAACTAGTTGAAAAGTACGGTGCACACGTTCCTAGCGCAACTTGGGAACTAGAAGTTAGCCTAGCAATGGAAAACGAGGTTCGCCGTCGTCTAGTTGTTGCTCCTACTCTACGTAGTATTGCAATGCAAACTAACGTAATGACTATTCCTGTTAACCCAGAAGCCGGTGTTGCAACTTGGGTTCAGAATGCTCAGTTTGGTACTGCTGATAGTGCTGGTACTCCTGCTACACACGCTCTTAAAGAAATCACTCTTAACGCATACAAAGTTGCTACAAACGAGTACGTAGCCTTCGAAGAAGAAGAAGACGCTCTACTAGCAATTATGCCTGTTATCCGTGATGCAATGGTTCGCCGTGTTGCTCGCGCTGTTGATCGCGCAATGCTACGTGGTGCTGGTGCTGGTGGAGATCCTGTTAAAGGTCTTGCCACATACGATGCAAGCAGCGCTGTTACACTAGATATTAGCGATGCTAACAAACTAACCGTTGCTAAACTACGCGAAATGCGCCGTGACCTAGGTGCTTGGGGTCTAGATCCTGCTGAGCTAGTTTATATCGTTTCAACAGATGGTTACTATGATCTCTTAGACGATGACAACTTCCTAACTGTTGATAAAGTCGGCACACAAGCTACTTTACTAACAGGTCAAATTGGTAGCGTCGCCAATACTCCAGTTCTAGTAAGTGCTGAGTTTGCTGATAAAGCAGCTGGTGTTGTCGGAGCAATCTGCTTTGCACCCGGTAACTTCCTAGTTGGTAATCAGCGTGGTCTACGTGTTGATACCGACGACCTAGTTGAAACACAACGTCGCGTAATGGTTGCCAGCCTACGTACTGGCATGACTCAAGTTACTACTAACCTTGGTCAGGGCGTAAGCGCTCTACGTTACGTAGCCTAATTCTCAGGGATGGGAACTAACAGGGCTTTGTAGCCCTGTTTCTTGGCTAGATTCTAACGAGTCTAGCCCGGAAACATAGAGGAGATACCATGGGATTAAGCCTTTTTACCAGACAAGAATATAAGTCGTACATGGGAATTAATAGCGCAAATTCTGACGGTGAAATTGACAGTTTAATTCCTAAAGTCTCACAGTTTGCAAAAACTTATTGCAAACGTACATTTATAGATTACTATAACGATCCGCTTATCGAGTATAGTACAGGCGGATTTGATCGTATCTTACTACACGAAACTCCAGTTGCAAATGTAACTAGTGTTCAGCAGAGTAAAGACTACGGTCAAACTTGGACTACACTTGTAAAGTTCACAGACTGGGTTGTAGATGGCGATGATATAATAAGCCTACACCCTAGCGGCATATTTGAAAAACTAATTCGTGGTTATAAAATTGCCTACTTTGGTGGTTACGAAACTGTACCGGAAGATTTAAAAGCTGCTTGTATGGACTTGTTAACCTATTACAAAGATAATGATGCAGCAGTAAAGTCAACTAAAGCTGCTGGCACTAATACTACACAAATTGAGTATGTGCAGAGCAGCAGCCTACCAGCACATATTAGACGAGTATTTGATCTCTACATGGCGGATTATGCATAATGGCTATAAAAAGAGACATTCATATATCTAGAACTATAGATATGATGTTTGGAGCATTTATATCAGATAAAAGTTCGCCAGTAGAAGTTTTAACCAAAGAGATGCAAGCACTAGTTAAAGAAATAAACAGTGCTGGTGCCAGGTACCGTACAATTTTAACACAAAATACTCCTGCAATATATGTAGTAGACTGCCAAGATATTGCTAGAGTGCTTAAAAAAGAATTATCAAAAACAAAAAGCACAGAAACTTTTGGAAATACTGTAAAAAATCAACTAGATGCAGAATTTGGTGGATTAAGTAGAATTAAAGAATTTATAAAACCAGACGGAATTGATCTTATAGATAGTATTGTAAATCAAAATGGTTTTGAAAATGAGTTAGCAGAAGCCTTATATAAGGCTTTTAGTACTGGCGGCACAGTTCTTAGCAGAGTACAAAGTACCAAACAAACAATGTTTGGTGTAGTAGTAGAAATTAATTTTGAAAAAACTTCTACATTTAAACCTATTCCTATAGATAGCTTAAGTAAATTACAAGCAAAACTTTCAGGCACTTATTTAAAGTATAGATCAAGCGTTGCAGCAGAAATGCGCCAAGCTAGTACAAACTATACAAAAATACAAGCACTAGGCGTAAAACTAGGAAAAGATTGTTCAGATATTTTAAAAGGCTTTTCCAATTTTATAGCAAAAGATGGCAATACATTAATAGCTTTACCTAGTGATAAAAGTTTAGTAGTTTGTGGGCCAAGTTTTGACGGTGTAGTCACAGCAGTAAACAGAGTTTTAGACAATGCATTTAAAAACTTTTTATTTGAAAAGAGTACAGAAGCTCTACAATACTTAAAAGATTATTCCGATAAAGGAAAAGATAATAAATATTTTAGTATTGGATTCCTAATTAATGCTGGACATACTTCAGCTTCTGCACTATTATCCGGCGGAAAAAGAGTTTTAGGTGTTAATATGCCTAGTGCACAACAGGCACAAATAACTCTAACAAGAGCTCAAGCACAGTCTTTAGAAGATGAACTTGCAGATGTTTATGCTGATATTGATTATGATGTAAAATTTAAAACACAGTATAGAAAAGCAAAAGTTTTAATGGAATTAAATTTTGCTTTTGTAATATCAATGCCAGCCGCATTGAACACTAAAAGTT